ATTTAACTACAGCTGTTTTAAAAGAAGGTACTGTATATACAGTGGTTAAATCTGCAGTTGTTAAATCATTCTTTTTATTTATAAAACTGTTTGCCATTAATTTATAAAGAAGCTTTCTGCTTCCATCTCATCTTTTAATTCTTGTTGATATGTCGTATTTAATTTTTGTATAACACCATCAAGATCTCTAACCTGTGCATCTGCTACAGATTGTTTATACGTTTCACTAGGTCTTGTTAATACTTGTACTATCTTTGCCATTATCTTCTACCGTCTGGTTGTATATCTAATCTAAATGTTCCTAGTTTCCAATCTTGACTTGTGCTTGTGTTTTCTACTTTTAAAGCTATAGCTCTAGCCCTAGCTCTTGTATCTACTTTAGTTGTCGATGAACTTACATCAAAAGGTCCAAGTGAAGAACTAGCTGCCGAATCATTAGAATAATTTTTTAGGTTTAAAGTCACTCTTGTGTTTCCTGTTTGAGATATAAAGTCTGGTACAAATCTTCTAATCTTCATTAAAAACTCACCATCTCCTCTAAATGTTGGTGTACCAGATAATTGTCCTCTTGCTAATTGTTGCGTAATATCAAAGTCACCAGATAATATGTTTGCTGTTATAGCTGTTACTGTTCCACCTTTAACCTGGTCTGTTCCTGTTTCGTGTTGGTAGTATGTTGTAGTGCCATCGGTATTACCTTGCACATATGTAGATGAACTAGATCCTTCAACACCATCTGCATCATATTCCATAGCATGTGGTTTACCAAAGATTGCCGAATCAGCCCACGCTGTTCTAGCTAATGTGCCCACTGTCCATACTGGTCTTTGTGGTGATGAGTCTTGATAGTTGTAACAAACCATTTTATTTACAACTGCAGAGTTTGCTGTTGGATAGAACCACATAATCTCACCAAACAAATTATTTAAACCTGCAAAAATCATTTGATTACCAGAATCTAAATTTATATCATCATACACAAAGTCCTCTACTAAACATGGTAATGTTTCAAGTGCACCAGCATATTTAAAGAAACCATTCTCAGATAACCAGTAAGCTGCACCATCTACCTCAACCGCTGCATTCTTACCAATCAATCCACAGTTTGTTCCTACCTGTGTAAATGCAAATGTAAAAGGTTGACCAACAAAACGCATTAAGAATAATGCTGTGTCTGTGTAAACGTAGATTGCATCTCTACCTCTAATAGCTCCAACGATCCGTGATCCGTCGGCCAGTCTCTGTGTACCAGCGTCATTGGTTGCTGTAGGTGTGTATGTGTTAATATCCTCAACTGCAGAGAATCTAATAAACATATCGTCTTGAGTTGATTTATCACCAACCGTTGTCTCTGTACCAAAAAATACTAAGTGTCTATCCGGTGTAGATACGAGCATGTGTCTTGATGCAGTTGGAGCGTTAGTAATAATAGTTGCTCTAGAATTAGTTGCATCTGTAGCTGCAGAGTTCCATTCAAAACACTCACCATCCACAATTAAACAAATAGCTTTGTCACCAAAGTTATCAATGGACCACATACCAGGATCCACAATTAAGTCTCCTGATGCTGCCTCACCCCATGCTACGAAATTAGATGAGTTTGTTATTGTAGCTCCAGCAGAGTGTGATGCCGCCGTTGTATTTCTTACACCTCTTGTTACGCCTGTAAGTGTGTTTGTAGATATACCTGTGTAAGATATTTCTTCTGTTCCTATTTGTATGAAGTTTGTGCCTGATGATGGAAACTGTGATGCATCATTTAATGTTATACTTGTAGCAGCTGCAGATATATCTGACGATAAAACCGTTGTAAAAGCTCCAACCTCTGTTCCACCCCAAGATCCAAGTGACCAACCAAAACCTTGTGATTGCACATCAGGTCCTACTTTAAAGTAATGTTTAACTCTTATGCCTCCTGATTCGCTAGCTCCAGATCCAGTTTCGGCGGATGGCATTGTAATTGTAATAGTGTTTGATGATGGAACTGTTGTTACCATAAATCTTATGTCATCAAAATTAGCTGCTGCAAAATCAGAATTAGTTGCAGTTGAGAAGTTATCTAATAATATAATATCACCAGCTGTGATACCGTGGTCTGTAGAAAAATTTATAGTGACTTCAGTTGATCCGTTAGTTGTGCTAAATGCATTGGTAAGCGTTGTCGTAGATTTGATGGGGTGTATGTCATAGAACACACCACCTGAATAAGCGTACAATATTCTGTTTGATCCTATAATAGAATATTTTCGTCCTAAACTATTTGTAAATTGGTGTAGAGCTCTAACAGCACCAGTAATATTATCAGCACCTAATTGTTTCCAACCTCCTATTTTTTCAGGAGTAGAATACCTAAAACGGACATTATCACAGTCTATCCACTGACCTTCAGCGGCTGTCGCAGTAATTTGTTTATTTATACCAGGCGCAAACCCTATCTTTTGTAGCATAGATCTCCAGATTATATTAGATTGCGTTGATGTTCAACGTTATTTGACTATTCCTAGCATAGGTCTTTTATCATACAAATTGCTCTTTGCAAACTGTCCATCTGCATGATTATAGTGTAGGAATACTTGGCCACATAATTGACCTTCAAAAGGCTCTCTCCAGTGCTCTAATTCACATCCAGAGTAAATAAGCATATCCCCTGGTTTTAAATTAACCTCTACACCTTTGGGTGCACCAGGCTTATGTATGCCTTTATACTCATCTATGACGTTGTCAGACCCCGTAGGATCGATAAATATAGGCCATGCATCTCCACCTAGGTTTAGTGTAGTTGATATTTCACAGCTAGGTCTATCTTTGTGTCTTTGTAAGATATTGCCTTTTTTATAGAGTCTTGTGTAAGAATATGTGGGTACTAATTTAAGCCCTGTCTTCTTTTGCATAACATCTATAGTCTTAATTAATAGTGTTTCCATGAGTCTGTCGCCATATTTAGCATAAGAACCTGGAACTTGTCTGTCATTGAAATTACCTACAAGTTTATTACCAGCATGAGTTACACCATTGTTTAACATCCAGTGATCTGCTTCTGCTGATATTTGTAAATACCTATAAGCTATGTCTGCTACTTCTTTTGATATAGCGCTACGAATCACTTGATATTTATTTTTTTTAAAACTCATATTTGTATAAAATTAAATGATACAGATATTCTCCAGTTTTTATCACCTTTATCTGTATTCATATTTATATCTACACCGTGTGGAAGCCAAGATGGAAAAAAGATCATACGTCCTTCTAATGGTTCATAGGCACAAACTCTCCATAATTGTTCTGGTAGATTTGGCTCTCTCCTAGGCATATGTGTATTTGGTCCTGGTCTAGGATCTTCTAAAAATAGTTTGCCTGAGTTCTTTGGTACTTTAATATAATAAACACCTGACCATAGTGAATTAGGATGTGTATGTGTTTTATTATAACTGTAGGTTGGATTAATATTAGCCCACATATTACCAAGTCCTAGTTTACCTGATATACCGTAATCTTTATTACATTCGTAAGCCATTTGAAATAATTCATCTATAAGAGGTTTATACTCTTTTCTTTTATCCATATCAGTTTTGCTATGCCAACCAAAACCAGAGTTTGTTTTTTTCTCTCCTTCAGGATCCGCCTTACGCCATTTTTTTATTTCTTTAAATAAATACTTATTTAGTTCTTTAGCATTTGCTACGTCTTTAAAATATACAGCGGTTGGAAAAAGTATTTTTCTTTGTAACTGATTCGTATTTTTCATTTGAATGGTGGCCCTCCAAACCACATCACTAAAGACTTTCTTACACCTTTTTTAACCGGTGCAACTTTGTGTCTTAAAAACGATGCAAAAAATATGGCTTGTCCTTGTTTTAAGGGCAGAGGTTTATTGTCCCCCATTTCTGAAAAGAGAAGATCTCCACCTGTAAACTCTGATGGATCTGACAATAAACAAGTCATAGATATTTTTCTAATTGGATTCTGACCTTCTTGACCAAATGCATTTAGATCCATGTGCCAATCATAGAAACCTTTTTTAGGATAGACTGTAAACTGTGCAGGCTCTGTAAGTCTCACACCATCAAAATAAAAATGATTTAAGTTTACGATAGATAATTGATTTTCAATAACTTTGTACATCTGTGGTAGTTTATCAAAAGGTATCCAAGAAATTGTTGTCACTCGTTTCT